AGGAAACCCAGCACATTCCTGAATTTCCAAAGTCCCAGAGCAGTAACACGTGCTCCGTACGCCTGATAACGAACGGTTTCAAGAACAAAACCAACTCGTCGAACGGCAAAGGGAACTAATGCTCTCTCTGCTTGAGTTTCAAGCATCCGAGAAGTCCCCCATATCGCTATTGACAATCCTGCAGGCATATAGGCTGCCTTAGTGAAATTATCAATATTTGGATCTTGTATAAAAGTTGCAACTCCAAAAGGAGATAATGCATCTTTATGCCAGGCAAGCCATTCATCCCACTCTTCATCAGATGAATAAAACCAATGGTCAACTTCACCGGATTTAATATCCCGATCACGTTGACTAACCAAAAAATCACCTTCGATAATGTGAACGAGGATTTCGATGTCTAAAACCACCATGCGTAGTACGCGAATGTTTTATCGAAACCCATTTCTTTTTTGCTTGAGAATAATATTGGATCTCTCGAGTCCCATTATTATAATAATAATATCGTCGCTTAGTCCCATTAGAACTAATCCACTGCCTTCCACCACGGGGCATATTACTGCCCCATTGGAACTGATGCTACTCCTTTGTACATACCAGGAGCAACATGCAATAATAAATCAAATTCAGGTAAAGCCGCAGCAGCAACAGCAGCTCCAGTTAAATCGAATCCAGCGATCTCGATTTCTAACAAACCACACGGCGCAACGAATCCGCCAAGTCGACCATCAACCTCTGCAGCCGAAATCGCTGCATAGGCAACCGGTGAGGTAGTAGGAGCGTTAACATCTCCTCCAGGGTAATCATCCAAAGCATATGGAGGATTTTCATTCTCATCCTGGACTACTAGAGCCAACTCTGGCTCTTGAGAACCTGAATCCGTTAATATACTAAAGAACGAATCAGCAAGTCCAGCAGGAGTATTAGGCTGATCAGGAGAAACAGTTGCTCTACTTTCCTGATAAGCCTTAACTAAAGATTTGCGAGAAACATTGTCATCGCCAATCAAACATGCATCAAATTCTTCTGCAGGTAAAGGTAAACCAGTAACTGGATCTACATCATGTTGAGGTAGAACGAAAGTGGATCGGTTCCATTCTCCGGCAACATAAACATTGCCATCCGCATCAACAACATCAAGAATATTGCCTCCGACCATTTCTGTTGACAAAGTAACCTTAAAATCGTGCCACTTTGTTTTTATTGAAGGATTATCTTCAAGAACAAGGTCTTGCATTTGATGCCAAAGTGCTTCACCTTTTACATGGGCATTTTGGACAATCCAAGAATTCCCTGCTGTTCGAACAGTAACTTCAACAGTAGCTAGATTTGTAGCAACCGCGGGAAAAGGTCCCGACGCTTTCCAAATAAATGTCAAACCTTGAAAGGCATACATTCGAGATTGAGAATACAATCTACGATTAACTTTTGACAATTCTTCTGCAGTGTCGATAAAATATTTATCGAATGCAGCTCCTCCAGTAGGAGTTTTAAACATTAGATCGGTAACTGCAGGTTGCACTTTAACCATCTTATGCGCTTTACGCTTATGGGTTGTTTTTCTACGGGCCATAATATGGGCCCTGTAAACGGTACTCTATAATAATTCTCCATACCGTTACTCCCGAACCAACATCTTCGAAGGCAGATTGACCGGTGGCAACAACCACCAGAATCTTCTTGATTCGCCCTTCCACCGGAGGTGAGGGTCTAAGATACTTAGCCAGAGGTGCGTATCCTCAAGTACGGTTTAGGACCAAATCCAGAACCGCCATAACTACCAAAACAATACTGGATCGTTTTACTATTCCGTGAAGATTCACTTTGACCTTCACTTTCACATCGACAGTGCCAGGGGGCAACACTTTCTCTGGATCCATATATCTTAATGACTAGCAAACAAATTCCACAAGTCATTCCTCTTCACCAAGTTCTACGAAACAAGGATAGCATATATTTCTATCCAATGTATCATAACTATTGCAACGTTTGCAAATGCCTTCGTTGAACTTCATGATGTTCTACCACCAACATCAAAACCACTAAAATCCCAAATACGATTTATGATCCAATCAGCACCAGCATCAAGCCATGATGTCTTAGTTGGATCCATAGTAGCCACTAACTGCCCAGAAACAAAAGAACCTAGTGCAAGGAAACCCAGCACATTCCTGAATTTCCAAAGTCCCAGAGCAGTAACACGTGCTCCGTACGCCTGATAACGAACGGTTTCAAGAACAAAAC